GAATTTTGTGTGCAGTTATAGTGTTAAATCTGCAAGCTTAGTTGGGTACTGATCACTTAGAAGTATCATAGTTGGAAACTATTAAAAACTCTGTGGAAAGAAATGAGATACGAAGGAATTGAAGTGTTGCGTGCGTTGGCTGACGACGCGATTGAGGATATCATTTTTGATGTTCCTCCTGAGGACCGCGTGCAGGTCACTGCAGAACTCCAAGGGAGAGGCATCAATGTAGTGGTGCCGGACGGGGGTGAATCCCCTACAGTTGCACTGGCACGTGGCGAAGCTGCTTTGCCGAACCAGCGTAGTGTTGTGGTGACGGCAAGGCCTGAACCTGCGATGACTGAGACACAGCCAACCAGGTGCGTGCCGGTTTATCAGACTGACGATGTGGAGCAGATCACTGGAGGCTGGTTGCCCCCCATTTCACCACCAAAGGAGAACGAACTGGCTGGGGCTGTTGCACCAGATGGTTCTTGTTCCCTGCGCACCTTGGTGCAGTGGCTTGGTAGCACGGACGATGATCCGTTCTGCCACCAGGAAACTGTGTCTAGTAAATGGGTGAACACATTTACTAACCATGTTTTAGCTCCACAAGGAGCAGGCTGGGGTTATAGAACCCCAATTGTCCATTCTGCGTTGGCAGGCCTGGACACTAACAACTCTGGATTCGATGACGCAGCAATGCGTGCCCTGTCGGCACTAGAGTCTTTCACCAACGCGCGCCGTGGCGAGCTATTGCCTAACACGCGCATGATGATAACGACAGCAGTTAGGCGTAGATATAACCCTTCTGCTCTTCTGCTGCGTGCGGCATTGCTGTGGTATGGCTTGGCGCGTAATGGGGCGACAGTTTTTGAGAAACAGCGTTGGGTCACGTCGGGGTCAGTGACTCTACCAGCTCAGGTTGATACTCCTGATTCCCTTAACATGGTGGCTACCGCCTTGACCCGTGAAGCAACTGATGTGTTATACACTAGATTGCTTGACCACCATGAGTTCTTTATGCTGGATGTGCTGCTGGCATTGTCTTCGGAAGTGTTTCCGCTGCAGGACGCTCCTGGTGTGGCAAAACTCTGGCCGCAAATGGTCAACCCGCGGGTCACCTACAGCGGGTTGGCACAGATTGGGCGTACAGGTGCTCAAATAAGCGCGCAAGACGTGTGGAACACCATGACACGTTATTGCAATATATGGGATTGTCATGATCTTTTTGCGATTGCAATGAATACGGTGCAATGTTTTGCGTTGCGACCAATCACTTCAGGCTGGTTGGCCGGGAGCCACAAAGTGCACTCTTACTGGCCTAGGTCTGACCTCTTTGTAGGAGTCATTGGCCCCTTTGTTGCTGGGATCACTCCTGAGGGGATGAAGACTTCTCCTTTTGCGCAACCAACATTCGAGGCTTTTTCTTATGGTGCGGCTGTTAAAGGATGTATGCTATCTGCTGCGTACATGAGTGCATTACAAGAGATGCATGAAGCACACCCTATAGCATTGGCAATGGGGACTGGCGTTGTGCAGCGCGTTAACAAACTGTTGCATGCACAAGGAGCAGCCACTTTCTGTAAAACGGAAGTGGCTGGGTTCCTCAAGGCAGCAGGCTGGGACTTTGTGGACGACGGTGTTGCCAGCATTGGTCTTGGCTTACCGCGTGATATGCTACGCAGCCTTCTTGATACCACTAGGGTCCCATGGTGGATTAATGTGGTGCGACACTTAAGTTCAACCGGTCTCCAGCGGATTAAGGATTGGTTGGTACCAGCTACACCGGATAAAACGCCAGAACCAAACGAATGGTGTCTTTTTAAACACATAGGTGCGGTCACAGAAGGACAAGTGGCTGGGGCCCTAATGTGGGCGAGGGCACAGTTGAGATACCGTGTGGAAATGCCCAATCTGAACATTCGTGTGGTCCCAGTTCCATTGGGTGATTGGAGCCATTTTCCACCGCGTGTCACACCTAACTTCAAATATGGACGGTGTACAGGCGAGGCTGCATTGAGTTTTTCTGTGGATGCAGTTAAGAAGTTGAAGCTCATGACAAAACTGTCGAGGTCAAAAGTCGAGTTGTTGCCTATTCACTCGACAGACCAATGGTATGTGACCGCGGAAACATCTCGTGCTGGAGGTCCAAGTGACATGGATGTAGCACTAGAATTACGCGACGCAGGGCTGATTGAAGGTGAGGAATTCGACTACATGCTTACGCCACCTGCCGGGCCTAGTCCTCCCACAGCACAGGGGTTGTCTGGATTGCAGGATGTATTGCAGGCAGCGGGACGATTGCATTCACACGGATTCCTAAGTGACCTTAATATGGCACGATTGCGCACATATACTCCTGGATCGCAGTTTCGGCGGCATGGCGATGCTGATGCAATCATCAGCTCGATGCGTGGTATACGTGTCTATCACGATTTTAGGCGGATCCCAATAGATAAAAGGCTGGAGGTGGCTCAAGACGCTCTGGTGCTTGCAAGGAACTTAGCACCATATACATCTCATATGCAGCATGATGGAGCCCGTGAGGCCATCCATGTGTTGATAGGGGCGATCCAGCTGTTTAAAGAAGATCCCTCAATTACTCTAGCGGAAGCGGGACGTTCTCCGGATGAACTCCGTGCCATTAGTTCTGATCCCTACTACGCAACTGATGGATTGGAAAGAGGCATGGAGGCTGGACTCTCGATTGGACAGACCCTGGCAGCAGCAGTTGAGAGGGTAGAGGGTATAGCACGTGGTGCTGCTGTCGATGATCCTGAACGGCAAACTGAAGGTGTACAGGATTTTGGGCGCGGCACGTCCGCAGCCGCCTCTACGGTGGGTCCCTCGAACATTGTAAGAAGTGCGGGCGTGCCATCAAGCACATCGGGGCCGATTGGATTCGGACCCCCGCCACCTTCTGTCGAATGAGTGCTGACATCCAGGGTTATCCTTCGTGTTGTCAAGCCCACATACGTACTATGATTGGCAATGGGTTGGTGGCTCTGGAGGATGCTGCTGTACTACGACTCGCACCTGACCTTTCTCCGCTCCAGCAACGCATAGGACTGGTTGGCACTCCCGACATATCACTGTTGGATAGACACTATTGTATATCAGGTTTTCAAGCACCCCCTGCACAGTATACAGACATCATGAAAGTCACCCCAACTACAATTTTTGACCTGGGGTGGCATAGGAGGAATTCTAAAGTGGCTGAAGCCCTTGTAGCGCAACGTGGGCAACTGGCATATGCAGTGTCGGCTTTGTGTATTTGGCTGATGACTGCAACAGGTGAATGGCTCACCCAACGATTGGCTCTCCATGTGATACCCTTGAGTGAATGGCCTGAATTGGTTAAGCCAGTGATGGTCAAAGCACGTCAGTACGGGCAGCTGTTTGGGGAAGGCCATTCAGAATGGAAGCATGTATTCTACTTACGAAAATTAATTGCTCTGTGTGGTAGAACTCAGGAGGAGGCAGACTGGGATAAGGAGATGTTTGAGCGGACTAGGCCAACAACTGAAAAAGGGGCCTATGCTGATGGAGTTATATCATCGGAGGCGTACAGGAAGATCCGGAAACAGGTCTTGGCCAAGGTTGCTTGCCTTGCTGTCCGTCAGATGCAGCGAACGGGTGGTAGTGCTGAAGAACATTGGCAGGAAAGGTGGGTACGGGTGCCACATGGAACTACTTCACTTGGCGGTCCTCTCAAGGCTAAGCTAAAGGAACTTGACACAAGGTTGGACTGGCAAATGCGTGCAACTAAACCCACGGTGATGGAAGTGCTAACGCGTGATGATGTGTTGCACTGGTGTAGTCAGACCCCACGGTGTGAGGCCCGTGGTTCCACTAAGCCAGAACCTGGGCTCAAGAGGCGCGCATTACTGGCTGTGGATGACTGCACTGCCTGGATTGCAGGTTATGCTTCACACCGCGTAGAGACAGCTACTAAGTATGGCGGAATGGTTTTACGCCAGGATCCAGTGGATGTGGCAGAATGGGCAGCATTCGATGCCGGATTACCAGTGTGGCGAGTGTCAAATGACTATGACAATTTCAACATTCTGCACTCCTTGCAATCGCTGGCAATGGTTGATCTGGCTTTCTCAGCGGCTTGGGAGGAGTGCCCAGAAGAATGGGCAAAGGATAAGGTTGCAGCACATAAATGGGTAGCTGCATCCTATAAGCGTGCCTTCATCCGTACACCAGCTGGCGAATCGCGCGTCATGTGTGGCCTATGGTCAGGGCACCGTAACACTGCCCGTGACAATACAATCCTCCACTTGGTTTATCTTGAGTGTGTGTTGAGTGTGATGCGGCAGCTATTTCCAAACGATGCTGCTGTCAAAAGGCGGCTGTGCGGCGATGACGAGACGGTATCATATAATTCATGGGAAGCTGCTGCTTGTCATGCTCTTGTAGCAGACGCATTAGGGTTCAAGTCCCAGGTGGCGAAAGGTCTGTTGAGTAGGTCACGAGACGAGTTCTTGCAATTAATGCGGCACCCTGGCAACCTACCTACATACCCTGTGGCGCACACAATTCTCACCTTTTGTTCAGGCAATTGGTACAAGGAAACTGTTCGTGCATTGGAAGGCACCGTCAAAGACGTCAGTGATCATGTATGGGACATATGCACTGGAGGGTTACCAGTTAGAGAAGGCAGAGAATTGGCGACTTACGTTATTGACTATCTGATGCAAGCCAATGACGGCAATGACCTTGTGGCGTTGGAGTGGTGGCAATATCGCGGCTGTGGGCTTCCTGGTGGTCATCCACTGTGGGGAATAGAGACAGAAGCCATGCCAGCCATAAGCATCAGGAAACCGCGCTTAACTGTTCCAACCAATGCCACTAACGATGGCATACAGACGGAGTGGAAAGTGTGGAGTGTTATCAGCAAGCATACAAGAGAGCGTGTGACTGCTGATCGTGCATGGGATGCCTACAAGAATGTGGCAAGGCACTGGTTACAGAAGGAGAAGGATAAGGAGTATGTCAAGGTGTACAAGAAGCGGAAAACATGGACCAAGCCTCATGGTGTGCATATACCAGTCAGCGTGCCTTGCAGTCGCTGGCGTGCGACGGGAGACAGGACTGTCGAGCGTTCACTTAGAGCAGCTGCGCGTGCTTGTCACTTTCCACCAGAGCTGCTTGGCACTCCACAGGGCATGCGAGCAATGATCGTTCTACGGCCACGCGACCGTGCACGCCTAGTGGAGGTGGAAGCTCAGAGGCAGAAGCCCACTACTTCTTGGCGATGGTATGTCCCACCATTACTACGCGCATCCTAAAGAAAAT